GGTTACACATTCAGCGAGTTTGCTTAAGTTTCACACAGTGAAGCGATTAACTAACACTAATCGCTTCATCACTAAATGATACCCAGGGCGGCTGACGCCCTAGTTCACCCATACTAGCATCTCATGGCGCATTTTTCCATGCCTTATCTCCCTGTCGTGGGAGAGGGATCACTTTCCAAAGTGTCATACACAGGCATCACAGTCAAGGTCTTAGGCGCTATACTAACAGCATGGAAAACAAAACGATGACACGCACAGGTTTCTTTCTTCACAACGAGAACCCCTCCCCTATGATGCAGACAGTCATGGAGAAGATCCAACGTCAGCATCAGGCGGAGCATGAGTATCGCATGGCAGTGAGAGCAGGTCGCATCCAACCCAACCACTCTACGAACTGGAACATCAGCGACAGACACTAGACCCTGACCCTGTAGACTAATCACATGAGAAACGAAACCATGATCCAAACCAAATGCATCGCCGTCATCGGTGGCACTGATTACGAGGGAGAAGCATTCCAAACCCTTCGCCTCTTTGATTGCCAATCCACTGCCGACCTTTACAAGGTAAAGCTCCAGCAGGACTATGATTACGTGATGATGGACGTTCGCGAGGTTTCTCAGTATAGCGCCATGATGGGAGGGACAATCGAGGCACTGGCACAGTTCGCCGCCTAATCTCTCCCCTGACCCTGTAGACTAAGTTCAACAAACAAACAAACACATGTTCGCAGTTCAACCCACATCCTTCGGCACCTTTGACGAGTACGGTGCAGACTACACACCAACGATTGCAGGTGCCTACCGTATCGCTGCCATCCGTCAGCAGGAGCGAGAGGGTGATCAGATGATCTGGCGTCTCACCTCAGGGCAACCCATCCCATGGGTGAGGGTCTATGAAGACGAGAACATCAGCAGTGTGACAGAGCAGGAGCTGGCACTGCTGGCATAGGCAACGGCATCACATCGACTAGAATTCAAGAGTACACAACACAGGACACAGCATGAACGGTTGGGCAAACCACGCAACATGGAACGTCGCTCTCTGGATAGGCAACGATGAGACCATCTACCGTCACGCCAAAGCAAACCAGAACCTGGGCTACCGCAAGTGGGCAAAGCGTTGGATCGATGAGTACGGTGAGTACATCACGGGCGACGGCATCAGCTGGTTGTCTGATGACGTAGACACAGATGAGATGGATGCGATGCTGGCAGAACTGTGAACGACAAGCAACTCAAACGCCTCGCCCGTGTCCATGGGTGGGTTAAGCACCGCAACGGCGGCAGTCATGAGATATGGAGACGAGGGACAGGGGAACAGATCACCATCCCATACCGCTGCAGGTCCTTCGTTATCAAGAACATCGCCAAGCAACTGACAGCAGCATGACAGTATAGCACAGGGGGTGGACTGTATATTGCCCCCCCTTGCCCCCTAGGCGATGCGCCAAGCGAAAATCCATGGGTCCCTCCTAACCTACAAAAGTATCCAGACGAGCACTAAATATTTTTGAAAATGGTTTTTTCAAAACCTTAAAACCCAAAAAATTTTCCCAGCAAAAAAATGCCTGAAAAAGTTGACTTTAAAGATTACGACGCAATACTAGATAACTTTGATAATTTTTGTGATGAGTTTGAAAGTCGTGCGAGCAATGCATTCATGAGAGGAGATCAAAACGATGGAAGAGTTACAAAAGCAGCAGCAGAGCATGGAGCAGGTCCTCCTAAAGCTGTCCGAGAGGTTGACGCACCTGGACCAACGGATATCGCAGTTGGAGCGCCCCACCTTGATGTACCGCCGCCCATCGGGACGTGATCATGAAAGTCTCTCAGAGACTTTAGATTATTTGCATAATAATATTGAAGGTATCAAGCAAGACCTAGTAAAAGTTTCCAAAGCAGTCTAATGCCCGTCGCAATTGTCCCCAACGAACAAGTCCTAGGAGCTGGAGCAGGTTTTGTATTAAACCCTGCACCGAACGTGGTATTATACCAAGATATGATTCGGATGGGACCAAATCCCAACATGTATGAGTTAATCAATCCATCGATGCGGATTGATGTGGTAGCGACTGGCGGATGCCCCTTACCACTGGTTCCCGAGTTAATCACGGGTATATCCATTAAACCTGGGCATGGGCATCCCACGCCAGGTGGAGCAGGGTGCAGTGTTGCAACAATGATTGATATTGCACCAGCGCCAGTACCGAACATCCCTGAGATGCTAATGATTAGGGGTTTTAGCGAACCTTACATGGAATATGGAACAATCGCATCCCCACCTGTTCCAGCACTCTCATTACCTTCGCCACTCATTGGATATATTTCAGAGAAATATTTTTATGATGCAGAGTTCATCTATGCGACATATTATGATCCATATGCAGATGTCATACCAGATACCTTCCCAATCCAGAAGCAGAACCGTATGACAGCGATTTCTTTATTAAATGGGAAGCGTAGTAGGTTATTCAGTGAATTTGACAGTGGGTTAGATCAGGTCACCGATGCTATGTTTGGGACGGGGGCACCGATACCATTAAATGTTATAACTGATGAAAGTGCATTACTACCGAATTTAACAGGTGTGCAGAATACTTATGGTAATGATTATCTAAAGAGTGTAATACCAGAGACATCATTCTGGATTAAATTCAAACCATCGTTTATAAAGACGATGATATTTTACTACACTGTTGTTGTAACTCATACATGTCCACCATATGTGACTACATTCTTAGGTCAAATGACGGTACATAATGGATGGACCCCTTTTGCGAACAGGCTTGCATACTACATAGATAATCAAGTAGGATTTTTGGAGGCACCAGTATGAGTAATCCCACAAGTATTACTGGAGCAGGTGCTGGTGGCACCCTACGACCCATCAGTCGTCTTGGAGATATTACGACTGGTCACCAATGCTGGGCACCCACAGTAGGCACCTCAGCGTCTCTTAACGTCTTCTGTAACGGTCAAGCAGTACATATGGTAGGAAATACCTTTACACCTCATACATGCGGCACAGACGTTCACCCAGACATTGCTGCAAAGGGTTCAACTAGCGTTAGAGTAAATGGAATGGATATTATGAGGTTAGGGGACATTTTAGCACCTGGAGGAGCTCTAATGGCACAAAGCACATTTAATGTGTTTGCCAAATCCTAAGGGTGTGATATAATAGTATAGTCAATCAAATTTGAATTATGGCAAAGAGCAGAGTTGGATTATCAGGTGCTGACACAATCGAGTCAATTCCAAAGCGTACTCGTCAAGGACGTGGTAAGCACACCAAGTACACACCAACATCACGTAATGCTGCTAAGAAGCGTTATAGAGGACAAGGTAAAGGATGAATTTAATTTGCAATCTTCCTGCAGAGAAAGTTTGGGTTCGTAGGGAATACTTACGAGATCATCAAGATGGACATGGGGAGTTTGTTGAGGGCGTCTGGGTTGCTGCTAAAAGCATACCTGGACGTGCTTTTTACTTTGAGACATACTTACCACAATATGGTGCAATGTATGATAAACTACCCATTAGTGCATTTGTACGATCCCCCGAAACCCCAGTCATAGACATGAGTTTGGAGAATTTACAATTCTGGAATTGCATGGACTATGGCGTTATGGCAATTAATAAAGGGTTTGTTTCATCCATGGATTGTGAAGTCTTCACTAGAGACCATGGTCTTATGAGAGGACAATACTTGTTTACACTTGACAACTATCATGCAAATCCAGATGTAATAGATAATAATGTAAGTGAAGTGCCTCAAGAGCACAAATCACATAATTGCATCGCATTGAACAACGGTCAGTATGCATTGTATCCTAATAATAGGATGCGTCTGTACGACCTCTCTATAACCCCTGAGGAACCCAAGTTCCCTGACTTTAAAGTATCTACCATAGAATACCAAGTAGAGGCAGGAATTGACTGGGGACGCCTTGGAGACACTGATGATTATTTCTGGCAAACACAAAAGGAAAAAAACAATGGGAAACAGCAGAACTGATAAAAGTGAGTCATTCAAAGAATCTGGAATGACTCTTATTACCGAAGTTGAAAGCGACAAGTATCTGCGTAAAGCAGGTAAGCGTAAGAACATGCAAGAAGGTGAGTTATTTGATAATCAAGAGGAGTGGGCAGATGGTTTCTGTGGTAAGTGATAAATAGATTCAGCCTATTGCTGTGTCTTAATGCCCACGTTCCAGACGTTTAAAGACTTGAGCGTTACGTTTAAGAAGCATCCTGTAAACGATGATATCGTAGCAGTGAAAGACAAGGCAGCTATCGTTCAAGCGATTACTACCTTGCTTCTTACTAGAAAGGGTGAACGACCATTTCAACCAGATCTGGGTTGTGGTATTTACGCTACGTTGTTTGAACCACTTGATTATGCCACTGCTGGTATGATTAAGAATGAAGTTGTAACCGTTTTAGCACAATACGAACCACGTATCGTCGTTAACGATTGTGTTGTATCTCCTGATGAACAAAACAATGGTTATGAAGTAGAGTTGTTTTTTACCATTGTTGGTAGAGATGACACACCAGTGGCAATAGACTTCTTCTTAGAGCGTACACGATAATGCCATATACCCAGGTAGCAAATTTAGACTTTGAAGATATCAAAGCAGCTCTGAAGGATTACCTTAGAGCTAATTCAGATTTTACTGATTATGACTTTGAGGGATCAGCATTATCGACACTGATCGACACACTCGCCTATAATACGTATTATACGGCGTTTAACACTAATATGGTAGTCAATGAACTATTCATTGATAGTGCCACCTTGAGAGACAACGTAGTAGCAATTGCGAAGCAATTAGGGTATAGACCCAAAAGCGTTACGTCTCCAACAGCAAGTATTTCATTTTCGGTCACATATCAGAACCCAACATTCGATACTGAGATTATCCTGAAGAAAGGTTCTGGTTTTATTGCATCGTTTGACAACACAATCTATCAGTATGTAACTCCATCTGATACTACTGCACAAATTATCAATGGCGTAGCAACATTTGAAGATGTTACTATTCGTGAAGGCACAGTACTGACGAATACATTTACTGTCGATAATTCATTAACAAGTCAAAGATACATTCTTGATAATGTAGGAATTGATACAAATACAATTAGAGTTCGTGTATTCCCTAGTGGTGGTAGCTTTAGCGAACCTTTTGTACTTGCAGATAATATTTTAGGTGTAGATGGCACTTCCAAAGTTTTCTTTATTGATGAAATTGAAGATGATCGTTTTGAGATCATCTTGGGCGATGGTGCCTTAGGTAAAAAAGTTGAAAGTGCATCAAGAATTGAAGTTTCTTACTTGACGACTTCTGGTCCTGTATCAAATGGTGTTAAAACTTTTGTCTTCACAGGTGTTTTAGAAAACCCTGATGGTATCTCACCTTCTAACTTTGACGTTAACATCTTGTCATCAGTTCGTTCTGCTGGTGGTGAGGATAAAGAGACTACTAAACAGATCAAGTTCAATGCACCCAAGTTATATGGCGCACAAGACCGTGCAGTGACTTCAGGAGACTACGAAGCAATCGTTAGGAAGATCTACCCCTCTACTAGTGATATCATCATCTACGGCGGCGAGGATGCAGTTCCACCTCAGTATGGTAAGGTATTCGTTGTCCTTAAACCTAACGATGCATCGTATCTGACTTCATTTACAAAGCAAGAGATTAGGAAAGAACTCAAGAAGTATGTTGTTGCATCGGTAGAACCAGAAATTATTGATCCATCTGTACTGTTTGTAGAGATGACAAGTAAAATTTACTATAATCGTGGTATGACTGATAAGACACCTGCACAGATTAGAGACCTTGCAATCAACTCAGTACAGCAGTATATCGATAATACTGATACCGAAAAGTTTAATGGTAAGTTTAGATATAGTAAATTTGTAGGTGTTATTGATGATGCAGATAGATCAATTAATTCAAATTTAACAAGCGTTACAATGCGAAAGGATTTCTATCCTTCACTTAACTCAAGTTTTTATTATGAGATCTGTTTCCAAAATGAATTTGATAAGGATTGTGACGAACCAGTTCTGTCGTCAACTGGATTTAGAGTAACTGAGTACCCAGAATTTGATGTATACATTGAAGACAGGGATGGCAAAATTGTCCTATATAGACTAGACGCTGTAACTGCTGAAAAAGTTGTACTGAACAGCGATATTGGCGATATTAATTATGCTAAGGGTGAGTTGCAAATGTATAACTTGACTATTATCAAAGGATCATTCTTTGACAATAGAATTTCTGTAAGGGTAAAACCACTTCGTAATGACATTCAAGCCCTCCGTGAGGTTTACCTCGATGTTGATGTGGCAAATTCCAGTTTCACTGCATACAAAGAGTAAAGTAAATGGCTGCTAAGACTAAGAGAATTTCTACTCTAATCGAGTCACAACTACCTGAGTTTATTAATACCGAGTATGAATTGTTTGGTCAATTTATACAAAAGTATTATGAGCAGCAGGAAGTACAGGGTGGCGTCTTAGATATTGCTAATAATTTTTTAAAGTATCGTGACATTGACTTTTACGAGAAGAAGCTTCTCAAAGAGAACGATACTCTAGTTGATGGTATTAATAAAACTGATGATACTATTGTTGTACTGGATGCTACTTCATTCCCAGAGTACAATGGTTACATTAGAATTAATGATGAGATTATTTTTTATGAAGAAAGAAATGAAACTACCTTCTTCAATTGCTCTCGTGGTGTAAGTGGAAATACTACATTAGGTGATCTATATGATCAATCTAATTTTGAAGGAACAGATTCTGCTTCCCACAATCCAGGTTCTACTGTACATAACATTAGTAACCTATTTTTGTATGCTTTCATCAAAAGTTTTGAAACCCAGTATCTAGGTTCTTTTCCAGAGAAATATCTCAGAGGAGAAGTTGATAAGAGAACTCTTATCAAAAATATTCAAAAATTCTACAAATCGAAAGGAACTTCTAGTTCAATCAAGTTTATCTTCAATACCGTTGTCACAACAGACATCGAAGACAAACCAGAAGTATATAATCCAAAAGATTTTACTTATAAAGCATCATCATCTGATTGGGTTAATGTTTATGCTCTAAAGTGCAAAATTGTATCGGGTGATCCAAAATCATTAATTGGAAAGAAAATTGTACAGGAACCTACTACAGAGTATGGTTATGCTTCTGCTACTGTTGATAATGTAAGAGCAGATGGAACAAAAGATAACGAAGTAATTTACAATATTATCCTTGCTCCAGAAACTGTTAATGGAACGTTTGGTGTTTCAACCAAAACTCTGCTAGAGAAAGATCTATTATCTGCTGCTGCAGAAGGAAATAGAATTAACGTTAATTCAACACTAGGTTGGAGTAAAAAGGGATCGATCCTTATTGATGAAGAGATTATTGAGTTTGATGATAAGACAACAACTCAGTTTGTTATCAAAAACAGAACATCACCTGTGCTACATTCCAAAGGTGCGTCTGTATACAAACCAGTTAATATTATTGGAAAAAATGTTGTTTTATTGAGCCTTGGTGTTGTATATAATGCTACTGTAAAGAATGGTCAACCTTTCTCTGCTATTGGTGATAAACTGCAAGTATCAAATCCTGGATTTGAAACATCAGATGTAAAGATTGTTGAGACTGGAACTAATACTCCTAGGTGGAACTTGAATGTTTTACCAAGTATTTCTACTACTACAAATCAAAATATTTCATCACAACTAGATGAGATCAAACCAAATGTATCTTCTATCTTTGGTGATGATCAATATTATTACATCACTAGTTCCAGTTTCCCGTCGCACAATATTTTAGATAAGACTGCAAGACAAACTGATACTGTAAGAGATCAAAAACTATTAAGGATTATCAGAAAAAGTCCAATTGCAACAACTGAAAGATACAAAACCCCAAATAGAGATGTTGGTATTTTACTCAATGGTGTTCCTGTTTATAGTCATAAGGACTTTAATGAAATTCAGTATGGGCAATTAACAAAAATTACTGTTGGTAACAGAGGAAGGGGATATACTTCCGCTCCATATGTTCTTGTTAATGGTTTAGCAAATAGAGCAAAAGCGTATCTAATTGGTTCTTCTATTGACAGAATTGAGTTAAAAACAACCAATTCATATACTAACATGCCTACATTGGAAATCACTTCTGGTAGAGGTGGTGTAGGTAAAGCTATCGTAACTGATGGTAAGATTACTAGCATTCAAATAGAAAATCCTGGTAAGTTTTATTCTTCTCCCCCAATTGTTAGAATTACTGATATTCAAGGAAAAGGTCGTTTCGCAGATTTTAGTGCTGTTGTAGATGCTACTGGACAAATTACAGATATTGTTCAAAATGCTCCTGGTAATCTATACACACAACAAAATGTTCGAGTTGATATTATTGCTGTTGGACAAGATGCATCTGCTGTCCCGACTTTAACTACTTGGACTTTCAACCGCTACGAAAGACTAAAGTTTCAATTAGATACCAGTAATGGACAACTATTTGAGAACTATAATCCAACACTATATTTTGGATATGGTTGTGTTGCAAACCCAACTTCTCTGCGTACATCTCTGAGTGACAACATCACTGGTACTGGATTAGAAACTGCTACGTTAACACACTCTCCTATTCTTGGATTTGCATACGACGGCAATCCAATTTACGGTCCATATGGTCACAGTGATCCTACTGACCCTTTATCTGCTATCGCTAGAATGACTACCAGTTATGCGATTAAGGATAATCGTCAAGGTGGTCCGTCTGTAACAGAATATCCAATTGGATTATTTACTCAAGACTATCAATACGAGCATAGATCTGGTTCTCTAGATGAGAATAATGGTAGATTTTGTATTACTCCAGACTATCCCGAAGGAACATATGCATATTTTGTAACAATTGATGCGTCTCTTAATCCTTCTTTCCCATATACAGTTGGAGATAACTTCTACTCTCTTCCTGTAGATAGCAACTACAATTCCAACATTACTCAAAACGACGTTCCAAAAAACTCCAAGAGGTTGTTTACTCCTGGTATGCAGGGAAATGGAGAAGGATTACTTGCAACCGTTGACACTGTAAAAGCAGGAACTGTACAGGGTGTTCAAGTAGATAACTCTTCTCCAAATTTTTCAGTTAACTCTAAAATTTTCTTCAACAATGATGAAACAGAAGGATTTGATGCTGAAGCAATTGTTTCTTCTGTTGAAGGAAAACCAGTCTCATATCTACAATCAAAAGAAGATAAGGTAGTAAAGCTTGTAACAATTCAAAGTGCATACTTATTTGAAGATGATTTTCTAAGACAACCATCTTCTAATGCATCTGGTCAAATTGTTGGTACTGTACAAAATGACAATTTAATTGTTCTCAAGAACGTTGTTGGAACATTTGACAATACGGGAACATTCTCTGCCGATATTAAAACCTTTACTTTATTTTTGGATCAAGATAGCACATACACTAAAGGTGCTACTATCAGTCTCACAGATGGCATTAATGACCCAGTTGCAACAGGTGAGGTTCTAGAAGGAACTAGCAGACAAAACTCTGTTTTAATTAAAGTCCTCAGTGGTACTTGGATTATTGATGATACTTATACTTTAAGGTCTGATGATCTCTTTAACACTGTAGGATCTAGAATTGTCGTATTCACTTCTTTAAGTGATAATCTCAATCCATTTGATGTTAACCAGAGTGTTGCTTTAATAGAAACTACCGATAATCACGGATTGGGTATTGGTGATAGAGTAACTATTGATGTCAATCCAGACGATGCTCTTAAGACCAAGACTTACTATCTGAGAAAGAGACTATTCCAAAATGTAACATTTATTACACCAAGTGAAAACACATCAATAACAGATACGGGTGTTGGAAGATTTAATATCTTAAATGGTGGTGCTTTCTACACTGAAGATAACTACACAAATGTTGCTTTAACTGGTGGATCGGGAACTGGTGCAAAAGCAACAATTCGTGTTTCTGCTGATGGTATTGTAAATCTCATCACTATTACAGATAAAGGATCAGGGTATAAGAGAGGAGAATACTTAGGTGTTGATGATGAGAGTTTAGTAAGATCTCAGGGTAATGATGCCATAGCAAGTACACAGAGACTTATTGTTTATATTGCTCACGTTGGTTTTGCTAAAGGTGAAGTGATATTGAATGTAGATAATAGTGATGGATTTGTTGATAATGACTTAATTCAGATTGGTGAAGAAGTTGTCAAGATTACAGACATTAGTGGAAATGCTTTACTAGTAGAAAGAGCACAGGAAGGATCATCAGACATTGACCACTTTGATGGTGAAAGTGTATCTCTCTACAAACCAAGATATCACTTTACACCAAACTACGAGATCTCTCCTGGAAACGCAGGATCTGGATTTATTAAGTCGTATGATCTTGAGACACAGAATGCTTTAATTGAGTATAATTATTCTGCTACCCCACAAAATGCATCAGTTCTAACTACTGGACAAAGATTTTTTGATCCTGGCAATCCAAAAAGACTTGTAACAGTAGCAACAGCTTCTGATCCTGTTTACAAGTATGAATTTTCTGAAGACGATGTAACTTTCGTCACCAATCCAAATATCAAAATTCAAGAATTTTACAAGTACATTTTTGATACTTCACACCCATCACTAGTAGGAACTTTCTTTGAGTTAAGTCCAAGTACAGGTTATTCTCTATTGACCTTAGAAAAAAACGATTCTAATATCCTTCCTGGAAACTTAGGTTCTTTCAGTGACGTAAAGTTTGGTTTTGGTCCTAGAACTGCTAATAATAACTATTCAGAAAAAGTAGGAACAAGTTATACAAATTTCTATTACTTTGATAAAAATGGAGTTGTAGATTCAGAGAGGCAATATCTGTCTATAATCAATGATCCATTACAAGGAGAAAAAACAGTAACTTATGTTACTAGAAACAGATTTGTCTATGATGTAACTTCCACACCACTATTTGATGGTTCGGGTACTATTTCATATACAACCTCTGGACAGTTTGCTGTTGGAAATATTAATTCTATTGGTGTAATTAATCTAGGAAACAATTATAAGAAACCACCAATCATTCTTGGTGCAAATCCATCAGCACCATTTAAAGCTGAAGCGACTATTTTATTTGATGATTTGGCAAATATTATTACTGGAGTTCGTATTGACACATTTGGTTTAAATTATTCAAAACCAATTGCGTTAGTTTCTGGTAATGGAACTGGTGCTAATTTGCAAGTAACGACCAGAAATGATGGAAGTCTATTTGCTATTAATATTATTAGTGCGGGTAGGGGATATACTAAGGCACCTACAATTGAAATTATTGAAAGTGACGTTAATTTATTTGTTGAAAGTGACAACATTGGTGTTCCTTCAAGTGTATCAATTCAAAACAATGGTGGAGCATATCATTTAGATAATACCGTAGCATCTAGCGTTACTTCCAAGTACACTATCTCAACATCAAATAGATCTCAGAAAAAATTTATCGAAGGTGAGAAGGTAGTACAGAAAATTAATGGTGAAATTGTTCTTAGAGCGGTTATCTCAGAGATTACTCCAGGATCAAATCTAATCAAACTAGAACAAGTTCGTGGAATTGTTAGAGAGGGTGTTAAAGTTGACGGTTTAGTCTCTCAATCTTTTGCTGTTGTTAAGTCAGTCTTTGTAACAGAGTTTAATACAGAAATTAGTAGTTTCTATGATAACATTGGATATTATACTTCTGATAGAGGTAGAGTTAGTACACAAAACCAAAGACTAACTGATAGTTTCTTCTATCAGGATTATTCGTATGTTGTCAAGTCAAAGACATCTATTGAACAGTGGAGAGACTTAATTAAATCCACTACTCACCCTGCTGGATTTAAACTGTTTGGTCAAGTTGATGTTGAGACTGATAGTTCAATCACAATGCCAGATGGCAAGAAAAACAAGTCATCATCATTCTCAACAATTGAACTATGGGATCCAAACAAGAACAAAATTACTGTAGAACACAGAAAACGTGTTATTACAAATACTATTGTTAAAACAGAAAATACTAGAATTCGTAAAACTAGTGGATCTGCTGCATCTTCCGAATTTAACTTTACGGAGATGAGTTCGTTTGATGTCAGAGTTTACAACACAACTCCTGGTTACTATGACAGCGTTACTAATCCACCAGCACCATTTCTTCCCAAACCATGGTGGACGAAAAATCCATTTACTGGCATTGCTGCAGAAGATGTCTTAAATTCTAACGATAATGTTGGAATTCTAGGTGATACCACTTTCCAATTGAGAGATAATAGAGATCAACCATTTACTCCATACAGTTCAGAAAATTTAATTATTAGTTTAGATGGTATCTTACAGGAACCTGGAGTTGCTTATACTGTAAGTCAAGATAAAATTATTTTCTCAGTACCTCCGTTGGGAACGTATAAAAAACTGACTGGAGCTAATCAAACTGCTCTGTCTGAGTATGTGGGTGTAACTGCTACTATAAGATACATCGCATTTAAAGATAGTCAGTATAACGATAGGTTCTTTAGAAAAATCAGAAATATCTTCCAACGCAACGGAAGGTGGATTGATGCTGCAAACCAGATTGACAGAAACATTGACTTTATTGTTAACGAATCTGTTGGATATGGTAGAGAAAAGTATCCAGATTTAGATTGGAGCACAAAACTTGATGATTATCAAGAAGCCGTTCGTTATGTTGCTCAATCGTTCGACCATGATCTAAGATTTGGCGGAAACACTAAAACCACCAATTATGGAAGTGCTTTAGCAGAACTTCAGTATATTTCTAGAAACAAAGAAGCATCACTTGAGATTTTTAAATATGCATCCAAGTTATCAAATCTCGCTATTAGAAATTGGGATACAACTCAAGCGGTATCATATATTACAGGATCAACTACGGTAACTGTTGCCAATAGCAATGATCTAGTTATCGGTATGCACATCAGTTCTGGTAGATCTTTTCCTGATGGAACTAAAATTACAGAAATTATTGATAGAACTACTATCAAAGTTTCTAGAGCTCCGTTCGTAAACTCAGGTGGTGCTGGTGGTGCTACATTTGGGAACACCAGTTTAAGTGGCGAAACCAACGGAACTCAGACATCAATTCCCACGAGCATTGGTGTTATTGAACCAGGAAATCAATTTGCTGTTACTCCTGACGATACCTTTACAGTACCACTATCTTTTGCTGGAACAGCAGAAGCAACATTCTACTTAAGTGGTATAAACAACGGTACATTTTATGATGCTGCAAATCTAATTGAAACAAACAAAACATATATCCAAAGTGAAGTTAGTAATTTCACTTGGGACAACTACCCTGCTTTAGCATCTAATAACGTTTCTCAAGAGAAATGCTTCAGGGACATTGGTTATTTGGTTGATGCTATGGTACACCACCTCAAGTTTGGTGGTAACGAGAGAGTTGTTAAATTTGGACAACTATATTATACACAAGGATTATATCCTTATGGAGAGGATCTAACGTATCTTAAGACTGCATTAGAGCAAGAAGCTGCTGATTATGCTTGGGATTTAGTTGGGGATCTTGCTGTCAAAGCAATGAAAAACATCCTCCCAAGTGCAACTTATGGAACTTCGCCTGCTCCTGTAGTTGATAATGATGTTGCCGTAGATAGTCAATTCCCATACTGTGTCGAAGTAGAAAGTGCTATCAATAATATGGTCACTATTGTCAAAGATATTATTGACAATGGTCCTGGTAGTATTATTCCTACTGCAGTAAATGAGAACAAATCAGGAAATTGGACACCAACTAAAACATACTCCAATTATGCAATTATCGCAGATCCAGAGTTACCAAATAATGAGTGCAATGATGTAATATCTGCACTGGAAAATTTATACGATAACTTAACGGATGTAATTTTTGAAAGAACTGTTAATGTTTCTAAACCTGATTTTATTAACGGCGAAGAAAAAGTATTTGATCTTTATTGGGAAAACGGAGATCCTGTAATCACAGAAAAAGATGAAAACATTCTATTGACTGTTAACGCTGTTCTTCAGCAAACTAAGTTTACTCCAAACTATCCTGGACAAGATGCTTACTATATTAATAGAGAAACTAATCCAAACCAAATTGTATTTGACACAGCACCAATTTGGGATCAAGATCTTGGTGCTAGAACTCTTGGGGAACCAACTAATGTTGAGAAAGTCAATGGTCATGGTATAGGAAACTATAAGAGACTTACTCTCGATGCTGCTCTTATTAATAACAAGAGAAAAGGTCCTTTCTTAATTTTAGATCTAGAAGATCTAACTGTGCAACCAATTGATGATCCAGATTTCTTACTGGTCTTTATTGACGGTGTTTTGCAGCAACCTGTAAAATCATATAGTGTCTCTGGTCCAAGTATTTCATTTACTTTCCCAATCACTACTCAAATGAAAGTAGACATGAGATATGTTTACGGTAGAGATATTGGACAGATTTTAAGAATATTTGATTATGAAAAAGGAAGATTATTTGCCAAGTCTACTCTAAAATTTACTGCTACTGGTGGTTTAAGTGAATTTATGACTGGATTATGGAGAGAGAATAGCAGAGGACTTCCTTTACAAATATATCAAATTCGAGATAATGGATTTTACAATTTCCTAGGTCAAATTACTGGTAGTCGTATTAATGGAAATAATTGTCAATTCTTGCTGTTTGGCAATAAAGCAGAAGTATTGACAGATAGACCATTTACATTTACTGTAAAGGGCGATTATAGTTCAACAATAGACATTTCTTTTACTGACGCAACGTTGGATTATGAACTAGATGCAGATGGCAAGATCTTGATGAGTGGTAATGATCAATTGTGGTATGGAACTCGTAGAAGATTTGATTATAAAACACCGTTTGTAAATCTTGCAACTGGCGATGTTATCAAAGTTGATGGTGAAGATAAGTTCAGACGAATTAAAGATTTGCCAACAAAGGCAAGAAGTAAAGATGAAAGACTGAACAGCAACTCGTCTGATGTTGTATATGGCACTGTAGAAATTGATAATTACAACGGTATCACTAGAGGTGAAGGTTTATCTGTAGTTGCAACTATCGAAAATGGTATCGTTGTAGACTTAACTTGGAACCAACGTAGTTATAATCCTATTACGCAACCAACTGCTTATCAATATTACACTCCCCCTGTACTGCACTTCATTCCAAAAAATGGAAGCGGTGGTGGAGCAAGAGCTGTTGTAATTGTAAGTAAAGGTCAAGTTCTTAGTGTTGATCTTGTTGATGGTGGTTCTGGATATTCAGTAGCACCCGATGTTGTTGTTGCCAGAAGATATGTTGTTTACACTGAACGAGATATTGCAGTATCTGGAGTAGGTCTTAATATTCAGAAAGAGATTAAGCCCTCTCTAAATGTAATTTCTACCGTTTCTGTACTTGGTAATCAGCGTCCTGGAATTAACACCTTTACTTCTATTCTGTTTAGAAGTCCAATTGAACATGATCCAACAACAAATCAAAAGATTACAGCGATCATTCAACTACATGGTTTAGGAAGAAACGTTGGTAATAGTTTAAGTGGTGGATTAGATGAGATCTTACAGAAGCGTAACGAGAACATTATAGTTGAAGCGTTTGATCTTCGTCATCAAAATACTGAGATTAGCATCTCTCTTGCTACTCCTGCAAGTGATATTGTTGATATCTTATCTACTTCTACCCTCAGAAGGGCACATTATGATAGTGTTCAGGTTACAAACACTGTAACAAATGTAATTAACAACGCTCAAATTAGTGATGTCAGTCAGTTTGCTCCTGGAGCATACTTGGATATTGATCTAGATCCAACCGACAACGTGGTTTACATTCCAGATACATCACAGTTCTCCAGAACTGGTGAGATCATGGTTGGTGATGAGATTATCAAGTATTATCTCAAGCTTGGTGATCGTTTCATGAAACTTCGCCGTGGTGAGAAAGGAACTACTGCGAAGTTCTGGCCAGCAGGAACATTCATCAGACAACTACCTGTAGAGTTGATTGTCGGCACTGCTATTGCTGGTGTAGTAACTGTACAGTCTGTAGCAGATGTAACATCACTCAAGGCAGTTTCTGAAGTTGGTGGTAGTGAACAGACCAATACCAGAAGATTTGAAGATGTATCTGTAACTATGAGTGAAACAACTCGTAGAAATATTACAGCAGAACTACAAATTGGTATTGATCTTGTATCGATCAGCGAAGTAATATTTAAGAATGATACTAAGTACGAACTTCGTGCTAGAGCAATTGAAATGTCTGATGAGACTGTTTCTGTAGTTGAGACAGATATTCAGCGTGAATTACTAGTAGATACAGAACCCGTTGTAACTGTTCTAAGTGCAAGAATTCATCCTGCTGTACTCACTGAGGTTGCTTCTTCGTCTACTATTAGAACTGAGGCTATATCTGTAATTCCTTATGAGAGTGTCTTCTCTGTAGATTACACTGAGCATAAAGAAACAACTATTAAAGGTGAACTTCAAAAGTTATTAACAGCTAATACATTTGAGGTAACATTAACAATCCTAGATGTTACGGTAAGACCAACTGTTACATCAACTTCCGAAGTCACTATTGTAAATGAGATTACATCTAAAGTTTCTACTGAACCACTAGAAACAGCATTTGAAACATTAGCTCATAAGGAAACGTTCATTAAGTTTGAGAGAGATCGTTTTAGCAGCAGCGAAGATAATCTTCAAGGTGTCATCACATTTAAATTTGAGGTTACTGAAACTAATGTTGGTGTTAAAGTTGAACCATCAATTCAGACAACCACGTTTATATCACATACAAGTGAATTTGAGACATCAGTAAAACAAGAACCTACCGTAGTATCAATTACAGAAATTGAAGTTTCTAACTCTATAGATCTCCAAATTCAAACAGTACATTCTGAATTCACAATGAGAAAGAACCAACTTGAGGTTCTTCTATTCACTCCACCATCTGGTGTAATTGATGGATATGTCGAGAGTGTACTAATTGACGATCCAATAAATACCAGAAATAATGGTTTTGTTGATATTGCTGGACCTCCTACATACAGTGTAACCAAACGTAATTCTACTGTTGTCATAGTTGAAAATCAGTCAACTGGATCTGATACTGGATACTTTGGAACTTATGAAAAAACAAATGTAGGACACACTATCAGTCACTTCAACGGTATCTTCGATGACGGTACTTCAAGAGTTTCTGGATTATCACTCCAAGAAGTTGACTTCTACTATGCATCTCTAACACTTAGAGACTTTGAAGAAAGAGCAGATTCAAGTTACACTCTATCTGGCAAGTATTTCCGCCTTGTGCCACCATCAATACAAAACCCTGTTCAGATAGCAACAAGTACTTCCGCAATCCAAGACGGAAGTTATGGAGGAATTGATGATTTCATCTCCGTATCTTCCACTCTATACTACCCAGATTCGGGTACATTGATGGTATACACACCATATATTAATGCTACCCTTGGTGGCGGTGGTATTCAACTAATTACATACGAATCTAAGACTGCGACTTCGTTTAACGGATGTCGTGTTGTTGATGAAATTGGTATTGAACCTGGATCAGGATCAACAATAGGTGGATATATACTGCTGGATTCAACGGAAATTCACCCCTATGCAACTTAATAAATAAGTCGTATAAATATAAATAACCTTGGCACACTTACCCCCCCCAATATCGGAAAGGAAAAACTCATGGCTGCAATTATCTCAGATAAATTTCGCATTTTTAATGCGAAACAATTTCTAGAATCACTTTCGGAAGGACCAACTGTTAATCCTGACCAGAGTGACGAACGTACAAGAATGTACTTTTTCGTGGGTCGCCCACAACCTTGGAAATCTTACTTGGAGATTTACTCCAATAGTGGCGGAAATTTTACGGTAGGTAACGAAGTATATGCTGGAACATATAACACATTCCGTGGAACCATCGCCGCAGTATATGATAGTGCCCTCCTCCTGACCGATATTTTTGGTGCTAACGGTGTTGGATCTACTTCTACTGCTGGATCCACACTAATTGAAACTGCTGACGGGGGAGCTAGCGGAACTGGTGTCACTGCTAAAACTGGGGTATACCGCTACGCTACAGAAGAAATTCCTCCTTTCCCTCTCGACAACCTCACGGAGAAGAGAGCACTATATGATGAAATTATTGCAGCAAAACGTATCTATGATACTCAGGCAAGAACTGTAATTCGTCGTTATAACTACGACTTCAGTGTCAATCCTAAGTTTGATATGTGGAAACCCGATTATTCGGAAACCCTAGCAACTTCGGGTCGTATTGGTAAGGCTGCTGCTACTAGTGCAGAAAGCATCGCTGATGCTAAGTTCTATGTAATGAACTCTGATTACGAAGTATTTAAGTGTCTTTATAACGGTGAGAACCCAACTAACCTTTCTGGTCAGAACGTAAGTGAGCAACCTAGCAGAGCAGGTGCTAACTACAACTCAACCACTGGTATCTATACTGAAACCACTGGTGCTGGTTACATCTGGAAGTTTATGTATAAGATTGAGACGAATGACGTTCTCAAGTTCCTCTCTTCGGACTTCATGCCAATCGCACTTCCTAGCGATACAGCATCAGGTCGTCCTGCTGTTACTGCTGCCGCAGTTGCTGGTGCAGCTGACGTTGTTCTAATCGAAGATCCAGGTGCTAACTTCCCTGCAGGTGAAACTCTATACACACCAATTCTAGGTGATGGTTCTGGTGGTGTTGTCGAATTCACTACTGATGGAACCACTGGTGAAATCACTGGTGCTAGTGTTGTTGCTCGTGGATCGGGTTACACCTACGCTAACATTCTCCTAATTAACGGTAACGTTTATGAGGAGCAAGCACTTTCTACAACTTCTTCTGTTGGTGGAACTGCTACTGGTGCTCTAGAAATTGTACTTCCTCCTCAGGGTGGTCACGGTGCAGATCACGAAACTGAGCTTAACGGCAAGCGTGTAATGACCAACATCCGCCTAACCTATGATGAAGGTTCAGGTGACTTCCCTGTTGATAACGACTTCCGTCGTATCGGTATTATCCGCGATCCTAAGGTCTGGGGTGGTTCTTCTTTCCTAGTTGACGACACAGCAACTAACCTAAGAGCTCTCAAAGTTGATAGTGCTACTGCAGACTTCATCCCTGATGAAGTAATTACGCAGACCGTAACTGGTGGTACTGCAAAAGGAACCGTTGTTTCCTGGACACTAGACGAAGGATCCACAACTGCTGGTGTTCTTAAGTATATCCAGACTACTGATGCACATACCGATCAAGGTGTTGTAAGAGGATTTGAAAGCAACGGTGTCAATGCTGTCTCTGGCGAACTTTCCGCTGCAGCGGGTAACGTTGACATTGACTACTTTGGTCCTCTATTAGGTGTTGAGTTCCCTGGAACCGATGCTGGTAGCGCAACTGGTATTGCCAACCCTGAGATCGAGAACAACTCTGGTGACGTTATCTACATTGAGAACCGTCGTCTGATCACTCGTGCTCCTGACCAGATTGAAGACATCAAACTAGTCATCGAATTCTGATCACAGATAAATAACCTTAAATCCCCTGAGATACCTCGGGGGATTTTTTTTATCTCTATAAATACTAAGGACAAAGAATGCTAGTATTTGGCGGAGACCATGCCACAAAAGACTAACCTTAACGTTTTTCCTTACTACGAGGATTTTGACGCCAATAAGAATTTTTATAAAATTCTTTTTAGACCAGGATATTCTATCCAAGGTAGAGAATTAACTCAACTTCAGTCTATTTTACAGAACCAAGTAGAAAGCTTTGGTAAATATGTCTTCAAACAAGGAGACTTAGTTATCCCAGGTGAAGTTGGTCTTAATACTAAGTTGGACTTTGTAAAACTTTCATCTGTATCCGAAGTTGCGGTTTCAGAAGGAGATGATATTGTATATAAAAAATATGATATTACGCAGTTAATCAACAGACAAATTCGTGGTCTCAGTTCTGGTGTTACTGCAACAATCCTAAAAACTAAACTAGCAACTGAAGCGTCTGCAGATACATTATATGTTAACTACTTAAACAGTGGTGATTCTAACACTGAAACTACTTTTAGACAGGGTGAAACGCTGGAAGTAATTGATGGTGTTAATACTCCATTGCTTGTCGTTGGAACTGATGGTAGTGTTCTTCCTACAAGTATTCTTATTAGAAATCCAGACAACGGAGAGACAAATTCTCTAGAGAGCCCTGCAATGGGATATGCTTCTGCTGTAAAAGTAGAAGAAGGTATTTATTTTGTAAATGGTTTCTTTGTAAAAAATGAATCTAGTCTTCTTGTAATTGATGACTATTATAATAGACCATCCGCAAAGGTTGGATTTACTATTAAAGAAGATATCATCACTCCAGAACAGGATTCTTCTCTTTATGATAATTCAATTGGCAGTTCTAACTACACTGCTCCTGGCGCTCATAGATTAAAAATTTCCTTAGAACTTAAGAGGTTCGATTTTGGACAGTCCACAGATAGGAATTTTATCCAACTAATTACTGTCTTTAAAGGATCTATCCAAAAGAAAGTAAATCCAACTGATTACAACTTACTAGAGCAGACTTTAGCAAGAAGAACCTTTGACGAGAGTGGAGATTACATCGTCGAAGACTTTGCTATCGATGTCAGAGAGTACGCTCAGAAAGACGGTAACAGGGGTCTATATGGGTTAGATGACTTTGGTACGTACAATGGTTTAAGTGCCGTTGAAGCTACTAGGAAGATGGTTGTGAGCGTAGGTCCTGGTAAGGCATATATCAGGGGTTATGAAATTGTTAATAAAGAGACAAAGTACCTAGAAATTAGCAAAGCAAGAGAAAGTCTTAAGAGCGATAATAAAACTCTTAAGATTAGAGGATTGCCAACGTTCACTATCACAAACTTGTATGGTAGTGTTCCTCTAAACAAAGAAGGTGCTGAACTAACTGCTTTTCCAAATATTAATCTATATCAAACATTCAATGATGGATCTATTGGATATAGTGATGGAGAACTGATAACTGATGCAAAACAAACTAGTGATAGAAGAGGTAAGTTTTTCACTTCAGATGATGCTTTAAAGACTGTTACTCTTGATGTTATTAGTGCTGTTCAACCTCTTTCTAACTTAACTACAACTAACTGGGAAAGCATAATTTCACAATTATTCTTTGTTAAGCAAAGAGATACTGATGGTGGCGCAGTAAGCACATCATCATTTAAAGTTTTATCATATGCTAAAGTATCCAAACCTTTAATTTCAGCTGACCCCGATAAGAAATACTTAGAGGTCACTCTCATGGGTGCCAAAGATGACCTAATGAGAATGGTTGATTATGATTTGGGAGAACCAAACTCAACTGGCACGGCAAATAGTGTCAGAAGAAGAAGATTTTACATAACTGATGGTGCTGCAAAAGCACAGACAGATGCTTATGGAGAAATCATTGATTATAAAGATGTCATCACTCCCCTAGTTGGTAGAGTAAAACCAAACAACTTCTTTCTTAAGAAAAGAGGTAGTGGGTTTAATTCAGACGCAGACATTGTTCTATCCAGAGGAAGAAACCAAGAAGGAAGTGATCGCTACAATGCGATGTTTGGACTATCTTACTTTGATCCTCAGTTCTTTACTAGAATTAAACTTGAAGAGTATGATGTACAAACTGGTGCATTTGCAATTGGCAAATATATCTTTGGTTTAACCAGTGGAGCATATGGCGTCGTCGAAGGTGGCGCAAGTGGTGTATATTCATTTGGAACAGATCTGTTTATTAAAACAATTTCTGGTAGGTTCCAGTCTGGTGAATCAATCAGAGATGAAGACGACAACACTGCTCGTATCAGAAAAAACAATACAATTTCACATTTTATTGTACAAAACAAAGGTAATGGATACGAAGATGGTTCTACTTTAATTATCAATGGTGTTGAATTTGATCAAGCAAAAGTAGAAGCTGCTTTTGAAGGAACATCTGGTATTGTAAGAATTAACATTCGTAATAGAAATTCTTTAAACAATACTGAGTATTCACAACCACCCGCTGTTACTGTTAAGCAAACAGAAGCTGGAGCTCCTCCAACAGTTGGAGCTGCTATTCTTCCTGTATTGACAAGAAATGCAGTTACTACATATACTCCTTCAAATGTAAAATCATTTGGTGCTGCTTATGGTTCTGGTGGTAGTAACGTATTTACAGCAGACGCTGTTGTCAATGACACTGCAGAAGCAGAAATCGTTCCAGTAACAGACTTCACATTTATTGGAACTGCTAATACTGATTTCATTGAAAACACAAGTTTCAGTGGAGATGCCAGTGTTCTATTGCAGCAAGGCGATATTGTTCAGTTTGTTGATACTGATAATACTCTTATTCGTTCTACGGTTCAATATGCTACAAAACCAGAGGGTGTATTTAAATCAAGAGTTTATTTAGATACAAATCTTCCTGGAGAAGTTGTTAATACTAGTATTATCCGTCTTCGCCCTAGAGTAAAAAATGCAAATAAGGGATCTCTAATTTTCCCAACGGGAAGTAAGCAAGTCAGTAAGATTGTTGATACTCAAGAAAATAGTAACATTAAGTTCTATATTCGTAGAGACTTTATTACTACTGCATCTACTGGTGGTGGTATTATTACTTTTGCGGCTCAGTTACCATTCGGAACTCAGAGGTTTGTAACATTCACAGAGGAAAACTCTGTCGTAACTGTGCTTGATCCTGGCGATTCTTCTCTCTTACAAAAAGGAGATGTTGTCTACATTAACCCTGATAATGTAGTAACAAGTTCTGCTACAGATACTGCAAGTGGATTGACTGCTGGTAGCATCGAGCTCCAATTGCCATCAACATATTTTGGAACTATTCCAGAAAATGGAACATATCCAAAACTTAAGTTGTCTGCTACTTTAGAGGTCAATGATGCAAAACCAAGACTTAAGACTGCTATTTCCAAAAGAATTATTATTGAAACTAGTGGCGACAGAGTAATTCCTTTACGTGGAACTGACTATGATAATGACGTTGTAGAAGTATTAACATATTCCGATGCATACAAACTTAAGTATGTCTATGAGGGTTCAACTGTTGCGCCACCAACTGTAGATAGAGATGGAAATCTTGTAAACGGTACAGATGTAACTGACAGGTTCACATTCGATAATGGTCAGAGAGATACTCTATATGACGTATCTAGATTAGTATTGAAACCAGGTTTTAATCAAACCACAGGACAACTTGTAGTTGCTTTTGATTACTTTGAGCACAGTGCAGGAGACTTCTGTGTAATTGATAGTTATATTCATGAATCTGGAATTACAGAAGATAAAATTCCAACATTCAACTCCGCTGTTCATGGCGTTGTTAATCTTAAGAATGTACTCGACTTCAGACCTAAAGTTGACAGTAAAGCAATTATCTCTGGTTTCCAGGATATATCATTGTTATCTGATACTAGAGGATCTTTCTCTGGTCAAGGTGCAATTGTTGCATCTTCTCCTGCTCCAGATATTAACTTAGAATATACATTCTCATTCAGTCAAGTAGAATATCTTGATAGAATTGATGGCGTATTCTTGAGTAAAAAAGGACAGTTCTTAGTTAAGGAAGGTAACTCATCTCTCAATCCAACAAAACCAGATCCAGTTGATGATGCTATCCCTCTGTTCTATGCATATATCCCTGCATATACACAGACAAGTAAGGATGTAAGAATTACTCCAGTTGACAACCGTCGTTATACAATGCGCGATATTGGTAAACTAGAGAAGCGTATTGAGCGTCTTGAGTATTACACTACCTTAAGCATTCTTGAGCAGCAAGCTCTTAATATGCAAGTTAAAGATAGTGTTGGATTTGATAGATTTAAAAGTGGATTTATTGTAGATAATTTTGAAGCTCATAGAACTGGCAACTTACAATCTCTGGATTATCAATGTGCTGTTGATGCACAGCAATCTGTTCTTCGTCCACAATCAAAAGAAGATTCTTTCAGACTTGTAGAGATTAATGAAAGAGAAGATCAGAGAGTTGTTTCTGGATATAAGAAGTCTGGTGATGTTATCACACTTCCATACAGTGATCTAAAAGTTATCGGAAATGATTTTGCATCTAAGACGCTAAATCCAAATCCATTCGTTGTTCTGCAGTATGTTGGTGATGCTTCTATTACTCCAAGCATTGACCAGTGGTATGATCAATCAGAAGAACCAATTGTTGTAGATACTAATACTGATCTTTACAAAATTTTCTTAGCAAAGACAGATACTAAAGAAAGTTTCTCTAGTTTCTATAATTCATTCATTACAAACTGGGTAGGTGCTGCTCCAAGTTTCACCTCAATCAATTCTTTGGGTGAGACTAACTCAGAAGTAGTTGCATCAACAGTTGCATCTGCATCTGTTTCGAGTTCATCTAACGTAAGTCCACAAAATAATGAAGTTGGTAAAGGAGTACAGAAAAAAATCGTAAGAGGAAATTCTGTTTCCACGTCTTTACAATTTTTTGCTAGATCCCAACCAATTAAGTTTGTTGTAAGAAGACTTAAGCCTAATACTACACTTTCTGTCTTCTTAGAAGGAAGAAATGTTAATCGTTGGGTTGTACCCGATCAAAGGTTTACTGGTATAGCTGGCAATTCACTATCAGCTTTCAATGGTGTAGTAACCACAGATGATAATGGTGATGCTAGTGGTATCATCCTTCTTCCTGCAGGTTATGCTCCAAATAAAAATGCTTCTTGGACAGGAGATATTGATACTGTAGATTATGATACATCATCCGAATCTTTCAGTGTCCCAACTGGTATCAAAACTTTTAGATTTACATCTAGTTCTACTGATGAAGATAAACTAAATGTAGATACTTATGCTGAAGTTAAGTACTACGCAACTGGTATTCTTCCAGAGAACCCAGTAAGTATTATTTCTACAAAACCAGCATTCTTTAAGGCAAATGAAGGTGTTCAGTTTATTGATAGTAATACTGACAATCCGATCAGACCTAACCCATTAGCACAAACCTTTAAGGTTGAAAACTATGAAGGTGGCATGTTTGCAACTGGTATTGATTTGTTCTTTAATACGAAGAGTTCTACAATTCCAGTCAAAGTATACTTAACAAATGTAGATGCTGATAAACCTGGTAAAAATATTGTTCCTGGATCAGAAAAAGTTTTATCGCCATTCTCATTCATTAAATTCTTTACAAACTCAAATGTATATGTAACTAAAGGAGAAGTTGTAACTGGTTCATCTTCTGCTGCTACTGGTCCTATTGCAAAAATTATTGATAAGAATGGTATCGAGTTGACTGCATCTTCTACTGGAAGATACTTACTTACCAATGAGCAAGTATATACAATGGTTCTTGATAACAACAACGGTAGATCATTTATTCCAAATGAGAACCTTTCTATTCCTTCAGTTATCGTTGCTAACAATACAGAAGGAAGATCTGGTCAGGTAACCATCGCTAAAGATAGTGGAAGAGTTTCTAAGGTTAAGATCCTAAACCCTGGTCTAAATTACGATAGTGCAATCTTAACTATCGAAAGTCCTCAGTTGCCAGGTGGTTCTGTTGCTACTGCTAGTGTTGATGTTTCAACTGGTCAAATTTATAATTCAGAAATTCAACTATCTGGATTTGGTTACACTGAAGCACCATCTGTAGTTATCAAAGGAATTGGTAACGGTGCAGCAGGTGCTGTTATTGAAACCGTAGTTGAAATTGATACACCAGCAGTTAGAATGGGTGTTGCTGTTGATCAAGAAGGAATTACTCAGTCTACCGTTCCAACATTATTCAAATTTGATTATCCCGTATATCTTCAGAATGATACAGAATACGCGATTACGGTGGAGACAGATTCTATTGACTATGAAATGTGGGCTTCCAGACTTGGAGAAATTGATGCTTCTACAAGCACAATTATTACAACACAACCATCCCTAGGTTCTGTATACAGATCACAGAATATTGACAACTGGACTGAAGACATCTTTGAAGATATTAAGTTTACTCTTTATAGAGCAGAATTTGATATTTCTCGACCTTGTGAACTTCTTCTTACGAACGAAGATCTTGGTTACGAGCTTCTCAATAATAACCCATTTGAGACAGACGGTTCTTCAAACTCAAATGCAGATGCTCTTCTCTACAAGAACAATAATAAAATTATTAAAGTCAATCATCGCGACAATGGATTTGAAGATACTGGAAAATCATATGTATTCTATAAATCTGCTGCAGCAACAGGAGGAATTACTTCTGATGTATTGAATAACAGTCTTTTTAGAGTTTCCAACTCTGGTGTAGACGGATACAATATTACTTCTAATATTCCTTCTGCTCTTAATTCTGTTGGTGGTGGAAATGTCGTATATTCTTCGTACAATAGAAAATTTGAAGTTCTATATCCACAAGTTCAATACTTGTCATTCACACAAACTAAGATTGATACATTAGTCCAAACACTAAATGTAGTTCCTGTAGATTCTTCTACAACGAACTATACTTCATATTCAGAAAAAGAATATGAAAAAACTTTCCTCAATGAACCACATTACTTCACTAATCAGAAGTTTATTGCTTCCAAGATCAATGAAATTCAAAATGATGTAAGTAGATCACTTACTTACAAGATGAATTTATCATCAAGTGTCTCATATTTGTCTCCAGTAATTGATCTATCTACTACTAGTGTTAAAACTATCACTAATAGAATTGAAAATTCATCTGGTAAAGAAAACAGATTTGGTAGAAGAAATCAGATCCTTACATTCTATCCTGTATATGCTTTCTCCGTTGCTAACACCAACAGCATTGAAATCTTCAATGATCAAAAAGTCAAAGGATTAACATCTGGTGCTCTTGGTCAAGTTTGTAAAGTTGATGAAAATGAAGTTTATATTAAGGTCAAGACTACTCAGTTATTTCAAAAAGGTGAGGTAATTGAGTGGGAACAAGCTGCATTGAACAGAGAAAATACCGAAGTATCTCCTGCTACTAAGGTTGATAGTGTACCATCACAGACTACATTTGATTTTAATACAGCACAAACTTTAACTGCTAGAAATCCATCAACTCCAACAACTGATTATAATAATGTTATTTTTGGTAATGTTATCATCTGGAACTCTGAAACTCAAGAAGCAATCATGAGGAATGATACGAGACCGATTGATGATAATTATACCAGTAGAATTATTGACGGTGCATCTTTCACTAGACAAGCAGATAGTTTAAATCAATCTCGTGACATCTTCCGTGTTGGAGATATCATAGGTTATCCAAACCAACCAACAGATGAAGTATTATTCTTAGAGGTAGGATCCCTAACATATACTGACGGAACTGATTTTGTTGCAGAAAACACTTCCAAGAATAGTTCTGGAATTGCTAAGTATGTAACTAAAGAAGTATTCATTAGTAGTCCTGCTACATCAATCGATGTACATTTGACTATGAATGTCAAAGAAATTTCAGACATTAAAGTTCTCTTCAAATATAAGAGAGCATCTAGTCAAGAAAACTTTGAAGATTTAGATTGGGAATACTTTAATGGCAGTGGACAACCAGATATACTAGAAGTTGCTACACCAGAAAATACATCATCTGGTGTTATTGAAAAACAATCTTCTTATCAAGATATCACATATAGCATAGAAGATATTCCAGAATTTTCTTCGTTTGCTATTAAAATTGTCATGAACGGAGTTGATCCAACTATTGTACCAAAAGTACAAGATATTAGAGCAGTTGCATCTTTCTAATTTCCGCGCATGAGTTATATAAAAGTTGAAGGGCATGATGGTCTCGTCAGGGACAAGACCACAGGTGCCATCTTGAATTACGACAATTCTGCAATGGAAGCTAGGAGGAAATCCAAAGCCTTAAATTCCGCGTTAGACGACATAAATATGTTGAAGGATGAAGTCTCGGAAATCAAATCCCTACTTAGAGAGTTAATAAAAAATGGCAGTAATTAATGTCGCACGTACTGATACCTTTGAACAGCAGAGGTTGAAGATTAATGAGATGGGAAGTCAACTCTTCAACATCTCAGCAGGCGGATCAGATTTATCCACAGGTAATTTAAAACTTGGTGATGGAACCGTAAGTTCACCAAGTCTATCTTTTGTCAATAATGGTACTCTTGGTTTATACAAATCTTCTCAAACGGGATTTGGATTTGTATCAGAGAATAAAAATATCATTAATTTCTCTGAAACAGAAGTTGTTTCATTCAAAGATATTCTGATTAGACAGAAAATCTTAACAACGGCAGGCATTTCTACGCTCAATGGTGGGTTAGGATTTGATCCTGGGACTTTTACAAATATTACTCTAACAGGTGGTAGTGGTCTAGCAGGTACTGCTAATATTGAGGTCGTTGGATTTGAAGGATCTATTACTAATAATGGTAATGGATACCTTGTTGGCGTATTTGAAGAAATTGCTCTAACAGGTGGAAATGGTACTGGAGCTATTGTATCTTTTGATGTTTCTGGTATTGATGGTGTAGTTACAAATGCTGGTTCTGGATATACCGATGATAGTTACGCAGACTTAGCAGTAACTAACGTATCAGGTAGCGGCACTGGTGCTACAGTCAACCTTGATGTTGCAGAAAACATAGTAACTACTGCTACATTTACTGGTGGAAGTGGATACAATCAAGGTGATGTTATTTCTGCTGCTATTCCTGGTGGTAGTGGTTTTGAATTTACAATTACATCAAACCCAACTCAAGTAACAGAAGTAATATTTTCTGACTATGGATCTGGTTATCAATCAGGAGATACTTTAGGTTTTCCACCAAACTCGTCAACGTATACCAATATTAGTGTTAGTGGATCGGTATCTTCTGTTGCCACTACTCTATCAACTGGATCTGCTAACATTACTGTTCCTGATACAACTGGTATTCTTGCTGGTGCAGAAATTCTTGTTGACGAAGGTCCTGGAGAACTTCCAGATAACACTACAGTTCAGACTGTTGTTAACGGAACAACATTAACACTGAGTGCAAATCCAACTGTTGCTGGTGCTGCTACACTAACATTTGAAACTGGAGTTTCAAGGGAACTAACAGGATTTTCAGATGTTACTGGTATTGAAGTTGGACAAACAGTATTTGTAGTTAGTGGTAGTGCGGTTATTGGAGATGGAGTAACTGTTCAATCTGTTGATACAGACGAAAATATTGTTGGATTAGATTCTGATGCTGACGTAGCTGGTGTTGCATCAATTCAATTTGGATCTCCAATGGGAGATCCTGCTCAAGATTTTGAGTTTACTGTTGGAGATCTTGGTGTTATTTCGAGCATTGAAATTTCAAATGGTGGTAATGGATATTCTGCTGGAGATAATCTAAGTCTATCACCTCAGGATCTTGTAATTCCAACTACATTAGAAGTTACAGCAGAATTTCAACAAGACATAGTATTCGCTCAAACAATTGCAGCAGGAACTATTAGTGTTGGCGATAACATGGTTACCCCTGCAGGAGCAATTTTATCTCCTGTGGTTATACAACAATCTAGTGATATTGCTGGTGAAGCAGACGCCGTTTATACTGTAACCGTTGCTGGAGCATCTGGAACAGGAGCTCAATTTAGAATTGTAAGATCGGATAGTGGTGAAGTTGAGGAGATAGAAGTTTTACAAGGTGGTTCTGGTTATGAAGCTGATGAAGAGTTAACAGTAAATGGATCTGCTGTTGGTGGATCTAATGGACCAGACGACATTGCTATTATTGTTAGCAGCGTTACTGAAGCAGGAGAAGATATTGCTGTAGACAGGGTAGAAACATCTAGCGGAAACATCACTTCAGTAACTTTAAGAACTAGTGATTTAGAAGCAGGTGCATCTTTAATTCTTTCTGGAACCGCATCACCAGTATATGGAGCTAATACTGTATCTGAAGGATATACAAGATTTTTTATCGACGGTGTTATCTATCCAGACTTAACTCTATACTCTGGTGATACATATATTTTTGATTTAGCTGGTGCAGTTGGTGAAGGATTTGCATTATCAGAATTTCCAGATGGATCAAATTCACCCTCAAACATTACAGGAAGAACATCTACTTTAGCGGCTCTCTCTACTTCGTTTGTTGTCAATGATCCTAGTGGTATTGTACCTGGAATGCTAATTTCAGTTTCGGGAGGAACAGGATCTCTAGCTCCAAATACTATAGTATCTGATATAACTGGAACTACAATTACTATTGATCAACCAGCAACTGTATCTGGTCTTGTAGTTTTGGACTTTGTTGGTTATGAATATGTGAATGGTGTAACAAGAACTGCAGGTACTTTATCACTGAAAGTATCAGATGTTACACCAGATCTTTACATTTACAGCACAACTCCTGGTAGTAACGATTATGGTGGACCAGATGGATCAGAAGGTCTTTTAACTACAGACAATAATAATCCAAGAGTATTTGGTCAGGGTGCTGCTTTCCTAGTAAACGCAGTTTCTTCATCTGACATCATTACGAGTGATGTAGAAACTGGAGCATTCTATGCTTCTAGTATTAGTAGTTCATCTCTCAACACAAATAATGCTACAATTGCAACTCTAGATGTAACCACTATCAATGGCGGTTCTTTATCAGTAAATTCAATTACATCTGACTATGATCTAGATATCAATACTGGCGGAACAGTTGATATTCAATCTGGTAATTTGGATGTAGGTGACTACTTACAAGTTACTGGAGCAGATGGCAATTTAACTACTAGTGGTATTATCAAAACTACTAATAAATTTAGTTCTAACGACAAGTTAGAAATTTCAGAAAATAAAATTAGTACAGTTCCTGGTCAACAACTTCTATTAGAACCAGGCGGTCAGTCTGAACTAGTAAAAGTTATTTCCACAAGTTCACTTGTAATTCCTTCAGGTGATAACAACCAAAGACCATTAACTGGTGTAAATGGTGCAATTCGTTTCAACACTGTAACAAACCAATATGAAGGTTACTCAGAAAACTCTAGTTCTTGGTCTTCTCTTGGTGGCGTCAGAGATCTAGATGGAAATACAACAATTCTTGCTGAAGAAACTGTTGGAGCAAATGATAATACATTGTGGTTCTACAATGATGGTGTTAACACAATTAAGGTCACACCAGAATATCAAGAGTTTGTAAATGTCAAGAAGATTAGATCTACGAACGTTAATGCTCCTTCCTATGAAGAGTTTAGAGCAAACGCACCAGTTGACCTTGGTGACTATCTCAAGTATAGAAATAACATCTATGAAGTAACACTTGCTGGTACTACAGGAACTTCTGGTAATGAACCAACTCATACTACAGGAGCAGAAACTAACGGAACTGCTGAACTTACTTTTTGGGGATCTGCTGTTTCCTCTCTAACTTTTGAAGAAATTGATGAACTACGTGTTGACCCACTAGGTTTTACAGATCTTGTTGTTAACAACGAGCTTCGTTTATCACAGGCAGAAATTTCTACAAATACCAGTGACTTAACTTTAAGACCAAATACTGGTCAAAAAATTATAGTTCAAGCAACAACATCACTAGTAATTCCAGTTGGCGATAATAACTCTAAAGGAAATCCTTCTCAGGGATCTATCAGATATAATACTGATGATACAACTTTTGAAGGATATGATGGTACTCAGTGGGGTTCTCTTGGTGGTGTCAAAGATATTGATGGCGATACGTTAATCAGACCAGAGAGTTCTCCTGGTGCAGATGAAGATACTTTATTCTTCTTAAATGCTAACAATAATACGTTGCAGATCAATTCCACGCAAATGGAATTCTATTCTATTGATACCATTGCATCAATGTCATCAAATGTATTTAATATTAATGCAGCAACAGTAGGATTTAATAATCTAGATACAACATTAGATAATACTAGCACGACAAGTTCATTCTTATTCTCAACTAAAGAGAATTTTGATCTAGGTCTTTCTTCTGGATTAAATACCGATCCCCTACTCAGACTTACTGATACTGGTGACATTTTCTATAATCTAGGTTTTGGAACAGGAACTTATAGTGGTGTCAAACTATTTGATACCGATCTAAAAGTTCTAGAACTTGCTGATTATAAAATTTCCACCAACGATGTATCTCTAGAGCAGGGTGGTATTGCTTCTGGAGCTTCAAGTCTATATAATGCATCAACTGAAACAGCAGCAAAGGTTACTTTAGTTGCTAACAACACCACGTCAGGACATAAAGAACTCATTGAATTCTCTGTTATCAATAAAGGTTCTGATGTGTATTATACAGAAATTGGAAATGTAGTGAGTGGAGCAACTCAAATTGGTTCTGCTACATTCGATATCAACGCATCAAATGAAGTGAGAATAACATTTGTTCTGGATGTAGATCTAGCAAATGGTGATGATGTAAGTGTTACAACTGTTACCCACGTCATTAAGTAATCCCAATGCCCAACCAACTTAAAACCCTAGATTCAGTAGGTGGTTTTTCCATTGATAAAACCGTTCTTGTAAATGAGACAAAAGATATTAAGAATGTGAATTCTTTAGAAGTAAAGAATTCTTTTTTTGATGATAGTTCTACATCACATTATATTTTGAGAGGTATCAATACTTCAACTCTGTCATTAGATGACTCTAATAGTATTATTGAGTTACCATCAAATACTATCAATTTTGTGGAATCCCAGATTATTGCAGTCAATGATAATGCGTCTGGCATTCTGTCACAAAAGTTGGAAACAGCATTATCAGTTGATGCTTCTGGAATAGTTACAGAACTATCTGGAATGACAACTGTTATTAGAGATGGTATTCCACTTGGAGAGACTTGGAATATTACTCCATTTACAGTAGGTGTGGCAAATCGTTTTAGTTATACCACAACTAGAGCAGGAACAATCCGTACAGTAAAGTGGGTGGCATACGTAAAAGTTGTTAGCATTGCCTGGGCTTAGTGCTAAATAGAGAAAGGGAATAATATAGTCAGCAGGCTGGATAGAAGATGAGCTTTAAGTTTAATTCTGACAAAGAGCAAATTAGGGCTAACGCACCTTCTGTGCTTGGAGATAGTCAATTCACTATAAGATCTGGAACCAGTTCAGATGAAAAAGAGGTATTAAGAACCCTCTTAGATCCAACAACGAAATTACCTCGTGTTGGTATCAATAGAACTGGTAGCAGAATTGATAGAATTGCCGTAGTCAACCAAGGAAGTGGGTATACGGTACAACCAACCGTTACTATTTCTGCTCCAACTGATGTTAATGGCGTTCAAGCTTTGGCATCAGCTTCTTTATCTGCTGAGGGAAGACTTGCTGGCATCCTAATTGATAACCCTGGAAATGGATATACTTCTGCTCCTGCAATAAGTATTACTGGCGGCAATGGTGCTGGTGCAACTGCACAAGTATTTCTAGATACTGTTGACTTTGAACTTGATATCAACGGTGCTATTAGAACATCTACGTCTATCATTTCTGATACGGCGCGAATTCTAAACCTGGATATCGATAACCTCGTTACTCCAGACGCTCAATATAGAGCACCAAACTTAAAAACATTTGTAAACAATACTGGTACTCCTTGGTCTCCAGATAGACTGATTCAACAAAATACGTTTGTTTACCGTGGACCAAACGTATACCAAGCAATGACGGTTGGTACTACATCATCCGACCCACTTGATCCACCACTCCATATTGATGGAGAAGTAATAAACGGTAATGCATTAGACGAACCAACTCCTGGTGTACTTTTTAAACACGTTGGTTTTCGTGTAAGCGATGAAAACGAAGTATACTACAATGAAACTGGTCAAGCAGGTCTCTATCCAAGATCTATCACTCCGCTATTAGGTGATAAGTCTGACAAGATTGCAACCACTGAATACGTCCTGAACCTAGCAACAAATGACGTTGGTGGTCGTATCTACGTTTCACAACAAATTGGTAATGACGAGAACGATGGTCGTTCGGCAGTTGCTCCCGTTAGAACAATTAAGAGAGCATGTCAGTTGGCATGGGCAACTCCTGGTGTCAAGGAGACCGTTATTGTTTCTGGCGGTGATTACACAGAAAACAACCCAATTTCAATCCCACCAGATGCATCTGTTGTTGGTGACAACCTACGTTTGGTTATCATCCGCCCTTCCAATCCAAGAAAGCATATATTTAAATTTGGCGATAAGAACTACGTTACTGGTGTAACCTATCGCGACCAAGTTGATTCTGATGGTTTCTCCACATTTACGTGGGACTTTGCTATGGTCTTTGACGACAAGCAAAGAGTTACATATGATTATGATACTAACGGAGATTTCAAAACTCAATTCCCAATCGGTCACCAAGTTTTTGGTGATAATATTTTCCGTGCAACTTACCAGTCAAATGGTGGTCTAAACAACTTAGTTGCTGGATTGGAACTTAGAGGTGTTAATGCTGGTGGTATTGTTAGAACTCAAGCTGTTGCATATAACGAAACTACAGGAAATTCAGCATTTCAGTCAGGTACTTTCGATTATGTACTAGTTTCTGGTTCTGTAACAGCTGGTGAAACTTTAGTATTTGGTGGTGCAAATAGTGAAAGATTCCAACCAAATACTGCATATGAGATTGGAACTATTGTCTGGACAGAAGAGCATGTCTACAATGTATCCGTTGCAGGTACTTCTGGAGAGAATAACCCAACTCACGATTCTGGTGGAGCAAATAATGGACCAGACACCCTGGAGTTTACTTACATAAGAGATACATACTCTCTTGTCACAACTGACATCCTATCAATTAGAGCTGAGGGTGAGGTTGTTTCTGTTGATGAAGATATCATATCAGTTCTTCCTATTACCAGAATTGATTTCTCATTGCAAGGAGATCCAAGCGTTGCTACTGGTGGTTTTGGTGATAATGGAAGCCCTGAAGATCTAGGTGGTATCGTCTTTTACACAAACCCACTAGTAGAAGATGATAACATTCATGACTTTAAAGAAGGTCAAGAAATCGAGATTGCTGGTTTATCTACGAGTTCTCCCGACCTATCATTCTTGATGGGTAAGCATAGGATCTATAAAGTTATTGAAGATCCCGATGGTAGATCTAGACGTTTTGTTATTCCAAAGAAAGATCTTAGTCTAACAAACAACAACTATGATCCTGGTCAGTTTGCACAGGTAACAAACTATTCCAAGTCTGTAACTCTATCTCTGCTCAACTCACCATTCAAATTCAACGAAGCAACACCAGTTGCCAGAAGATATCAGGATGCTGTAAACCAGATCAGAAATAACAGAGAATTTATTGCTGACGAGGTTGTCTCCAAGATCAATGATCAGTTTAAGAAAGAATATTATTCAATCTATGATATTGGTGGTGGTGGTGGATTTGACTTCAAGATTTTCCTTGGCACGTCTAGATTTGTCCACACTTACGTCAGTGGTGGCACTGTAACTTATGGCGCAACCACATATAATATCACAAATTTTGTATATGATAATTTTATTACTGGCACAGCAACGGTAACTATTGACAATGGTCTTGCTGTAGCAGTCGAAGATGATATTGTTCAGATTGCAGATATCTTACTTGAATGTAGTATTGATGGTGTAACAACTCAAAAAGTATATCCAAGTTTCAGCATTCCTGTAAGTGATGAAAAGTGCCGCAGAGACGTTAAGCACTTTATAAATGCTATCACTGCTGACCTTGAATTTGGTAGCAACCATAATGTAATCAATGCTGCTAAGAGATACATTGATGGTACAAATACAGAAATTGACTTTGTAAATAATGAGATCATTCAAACTGTCCGTGCTTTAGAATATGCACGCGAGTTAATGATTTTCGCTATGAGGAAGTGGAGAACTGCTGATGGTCTAGTAACAGATCCAATTTATACTCCAGTATACTCTAGCGTACCACGGTATTTTGACCCAACTGTTATTGATGATTTGTCTGTTGGTGGTGCATGTAATAATGTTAAATCTTCAATCGACACACTTGCGTATCTATTTGTAGATGTTCTTGCAAACGATGCTTCTGGAACATATCTAGATGCTGCATATCTAATTGCTAGAAATAGAGATCATATTGCTGACGAGGCATATAGATCTGCTATTGTTCAATACCCATCACTGGGTCTGTCTAACATTGATGAGCGTAAGTGTCGTAGAGATATCAACTATATTCTCAATGGTTTACTAAGAGACCTTGTTCTTGGTGGTAATTTTGGTATTGTTAATGCAGCAGAATCTTACTATACAGGAACTCAACTTACAGGTGTTCCACAGAGTGAGCTTGGTCCCACAATTTATGCATTCAATCAGGTAAGAGACCTCTGTATTGAAGCAATGAGGAACTGGAAGACAGCAACTGGAAACCCAGTTACTGCTACATACACACCAATTCCCCAGTTTACTGATGCTACCATCTTGGCAAATCCTGATGGAACTCCCATCAAGACTATAACTCCAACTGATGCTACTTATGATCCCGCCAATGGCGATTTTGTAATGACATTTGCCAATGCTCATGGAATAACCACAAGCGATTTTATTAGACTTCAATTAGAATCTTTTGTGTTCACCTGTGGCATGGATGGTGACAAGACAGAGCACTACTTACCAGAAGCAGATCAACCAGCTGGAACACAATTACTACAAGTTCAATCAGTAACCACAAACACAATTACTCTTGATGTAGGTACTTCTGGACCAAATGTTACATTTGATCCAACTGATGCTACTTATGATCCTGCTACTGGCAATTTTACAATTGAGATTGGTACTCACACACTTTCTGCTGGGGAAGGTGTTGTTCTTGCTGACAATAGCTTCACGTTTGAGTGTGCTATGGATGGATATGATTCTCAGAAAACATATCCACGTCCTGGAATTGATCCATTTGCAGGAAGATCTATTCCGATCTCAACAGCAACTGAAACTTCAATTACTCTTAATGTAGGTGCTTCTGGTCCTAATAAGTATTTCACACCAACTGCAGCAGACTACAGTCCCACGACAGGTTTGATGACCGTCACTGTTGGTCAGCATGGTCTTGGTGTTGGACGTAGTGTTGTTCTTGAGGACAACTCGTTCACCTTTACCTGTCTAACTGATCCTGCTGATCCTAAGACATATCCACGTCCTGGACAAGATCCATTTGCTGGTAAGTCTATTGCTATTACTAGTGTTGGTTCCACTCAGCATACAGCAACTGATGCTCCTTACGATGCTACCAGTGGCGTTATCACATTCACTGTTGTTGGACATGGTTTCTCAAATGGAGATTATGTTAAAATTGATGATGGATCTCTTACATATACTTGTGATTTAGACGGCAACACTGTTCAAAAGTCTTATCCTCGTGCTGCTTACGATTATCCATCAGGTCGTTGGATGGAGATCTCTGGAGTAACTACAGATACGTTCCAAATTAATGTTGGACCTTCTCCTTACACTGGCGCACATGCATTCGTAAGTGCTCTTCCCAATGGTATTGATCGTCAAGATGGAACGTTTACATTACAGGTTGGTACATCTTCCGATACCACTGACCACACATTTGTAAGTGCTACCACCAACGCTATCAAGCATGAACCACAATCTGTCCATCAGTTTGTAAATGCTTCTGCTGCTGCGGTAATACATTCGCCACAATCCAACCATACATTTAGGCGTGTCACAGAAAACAATGTAGTTGCTGCATATTCTTCGGGTACATCTTCTCAATGTGCAAACGTAGAAGCATCTATTGCAACATCA